GCGGCGGCGGCGCGCTCCGCGTGGTCGTGTCCGCCAGCGGGGCGGGAGAATCGCCCGTTCGTCGCGTTGCAGGCCCGTACCGCATTGCCGCCGCGCAATGCTACGCCGCCGGTGTTTCCGCCGGCTTGATACACACCGCTGGCCCTGAGGCCGCGCAGGTCCATTCCGCCGGCATTGAGGCCGGCATGATCGCGTAGGAGATGCACGATGGGAATTCAGGTGCAAGGCTCGGTCAACGTGGGCGGCACGCTCACCTGCATGGCGCGTATCACGGGCCACCAAGGCGAGACGATCACGAGGGCCGATATTGCGTCCATCGTCTACACGATCTACCTCTTGGCATCGCCTCCGAGCCGTGGCGAGCGCACGGCTGTTGCCGATCACGAGGCCGTGTCTGTTGCGGTTGCGGACGCGATGCCGGCAGAGTTGACCGTACCTGACGCCTGGACGGAAGATTCCACGGGCGCGAATTTCCTCCACACGATTCCGATTGACGACGCCGCGTTTACGCTGCCGTTGCGGCAGTACGCGGTAGACTACACGTTGACGCCGGTAAGCGGAGAGCCGATCGTGGCGTCGTTCCTGCCAAGGACGTTGCATTGAAGATCATCATCATGGCCGGCGGCCAACAGAAGCGTTACGCCCCGCCCACGCCGAAGCACTTCATCCGGATCGACGGCGAGCGGATCATCGAACGGTCCATCCGCCTGTTCCGCGAACTGGGCGACGTGTGGGTCATCGCGGCCGATCCCGCCTACGATTACCTGCGCGACCTCGGGGCTAACGTCGCGCCGCCCAGCGAGACCTCGCACGAACTCTCCAAGTTCACCAGCAGCCGGCATCTATGGGAGCATGACGACCAGGTGGCATTCATCTACGGCGACTGCTACTTGACGGACCATTGTGCTGGCAAGATTCGCACGGCGCGGCCCGACCGGGACTTCACTTTCTTCGGCGTCTGGGGCGAGATGCTCGCGCTCTGGCTTCACTCTCGCTGCTATTCGAAATTTCTGGCCGGCGTTGATTACATCAAAGAACTGGAAGACCGGCACGAAGGCGGCCTTTGTGGGTCATGGACGCTTTACCGGCTCCTGCTGGGTAAGGACATTAGCGAGCACAAGACCTACACCAACTTCGTCGGAATCAAAGATGGACGATAGTCATTGGTCGCTCGAATCCTCCGTAGAGTGGTTGCGCGGCCGGCTGGCTGGCCGTGGGGGTCAGGTAGTGTTCCTAACAGCCGGCGGCAATGTTGGCGACCATCTAATCTGGGAAGGTACTCGGCGGCTTCTTCAGCTCGCCGGCGTGGATTACCGCGAGCACAGCCTGACCGACCCGGAAGGCATCAGCGCGGGCGAAACGGCGCTGGTGTGCGGTAGCGGTGGCTGGTGCCGATCGTTTCACGCGATGCCCGAGTGGGTTCGCCGAATCGAACAACGGACTTCGCAAGTTATCGTCCTCCCAAGTACTTTCGATCCGACATCCTTCGCAGTTCGCGAGTTTCTTCTCACTACAACGGCCCATGTGGTCGCGCGCGAGCAAGCAAGCCTCGACCTTATTCGCCCATTGTGCAATTCCGTAAGCCTCGCGCACGACACGGCCCTCTCGTTTGACTTCTCGCCGTGGAAGCGGATCGCGCCGCGATTTCACTTGCTCCGCGCGTTCCGGGTCGATTGCGAGTCGGGCGGCGGGCCGATTCCGGCCGGTAATCGAGACGTATCGCTGGAGTTTGGCGCCGTTGAGCCATGGCTCAACGCCATTGCCGACTACCATGCAATCCACACCGACCGTGCTCATGTGATGATTGCCGCGGCTATGATGGGGCGAACCGTTCGCTACCGCGCAGGGAATTATTTTAAGCTGCCGGCCATCGCGGCACACAGCCTAAATAACCTCAACGTGGCCCCACTGGAGGAGTGCCCATGACAGTAACGGTGCTCACAGCATGTTACGACACGCCCGCGCGAATGATCCGCGACTATTGGGCCTCGCTCCTTGGGCAAACACTGGCCGACTGGCGGCTTGTGTTGGTGGATGATGGATCGACCGACCCGGAAACCGTCGCGGAGCTGGACCGCATTGCAGCCGACCCGCGGGCGTGCTTAATTCGGCTTCCGGAGAATCGCGGGTTGGCGGCCGCGCTCAATCGCGGGTTGGCCGAGTGCGTTACCGAATGGGCCGCGAGGCTCGATCCCGACGACATCGCCCGGCCGGACTGGCTTGCCGCGCAGCTCGCGTATATCGCGGCCCACCCCGACGCCGACATCGTGGGTTGCCAACTAGAGCTGTTCGACGATGCGACGGGCGCCGTGTTGCACGTGACCGGCCACGCCGAGGTGATCACGCAGGCGATTTTGGACGCACAGATCGCCCGCGAGTTTATTTGGTTCACCAACCACGGCGGTGTTTTCTACAGGCCCTCGCAAATCCTTGCCCTCGGTGGTTACAGCGAGTCGCCCGCGCACGTCCGCGCCGAAGACGGCGAACTATGGCTGCGAGCCTGGGCGGCCGGCCTGAACTTTCGCGTCAACCCGTCCGCGCTCCAAAGGTATCGACGATGGCCCCACTAACCCGCCGCCTTCGCGTAGGTTTCATCACTCCCGCCCTCTATTGGGGTGGCGCCGAACGCTGGATGCTCGATCTGGCACGCCTCTCTAGCCACGCGCTGGACTGGGTGGGCGTGGCGAGCGTCTCTCGCATGAATCGCGACGACACCATGGCCTCGCTCTTCTCCGAGCTAATGCCCGTCGAGGAATACGGCCGGCCTGCGGTCCGCAAGGTGGCGCGACGCGCGGAAGTGCTCATCGCCTGGGGCTCGTATCCGCTCCGCCGCATGGTTGCCGGCTTCCATGGCCCCGTGGTGTTCTGCGGACACGGGCAAGGCGTATTCGACCGCAACGCGGCCATGGCGACCAGGCCCGGCGCTACGCATTGGGCGGCCGTTGCGGAGGCTGCTGTGCCGCCGATCGTCGAGGCGGGCGTGCCGCGCGAACAGATAGCGGTGATGCATAACGGCATCGATCCGGGGCGATGCATCCAGACCCGCACGCGTGAGGAAATGCGAGCCGAGTTGGGCGTAACTGACGAACAGTTCCTTGTCGGCTACGTCGGCAGAATGGTGCCGGAGAAAAACCCGCGCGGTGTGGCCGAAGCGGTTGCGATGTCGCCACGCCACTATCGAGCCGTGTTCGTGGGCGACGGGTGGGACCGCGACAGGCAGCGGGCAATGTGCCGCGGCGTGCTCGGCAAGCGGGCCATTTTCGTGGACCGCATCGAGGACGTGGGCAACTACTACCGGGCTCTGGATTGCTTCGCGCAAGCGAGCCCGGCCGAAGGCTTCTCCATGGGAATGCTGGAGGCCATGCTTTGCGGCGTACCGTGCGCGCTCACTTGCGTGGGCGTGCTGCCGGAACTGGAGCGACTCCACGGGCGACACTGGGAATCCGTGGAGCCGGGCACGAACCAAACCTCGCAGCAGCTCGGGCAGGCCATCCAGCGTATCGCGGCCATGCCGCCGGCAGAGCGAGCGGCTCGCGCTAATGCCGCGCGGCGGATCGTGGAGGGCCGCTACATGGCCGCCCACATGGCGGAACGGTGGATTGAGTACCTGGGGCGGATTCGACCTAGCCTCGGTACTTCGCCGCGTCCATCACGCACAGCAGCCACAATATCGGCGTCGTGAGGATGCCGATTCCTGCGAAGATCAACGCCACGCTCACCAGGTTGGCGACGAACCACGCCATCGCGGCCAACACTCTGCCCTGGATCAACTGCCCGAGGCCGGGGAAACAGAAACTCGCCAAGGCCGGCAATGCCTGGCTCTGACGCGGGGCCTGTACGATGATCGTTTGCGGTTGTTGGTAATTCACGCCGTTCTCCTTTTCCATGACGGGCGGCTGCCACCATGGCAGCCCATGCCATTGACCCTAATCTGGCTGCCGGCGGATTGCAAGAGCGCACGAAAAAACCCCGGCGGTTTGCCGGGGTCGGGTGTGGGGTGTCGGTGGGATGTGGCGTCAGTCGCCGACAAGTTCGGCCAGCGTCACGCCGTACAGGTCAGCCAACCGCCGCAGGATCGCCAACGAGGGCTCGTGTACGCCCTGCTCCCAGCGGTAGATCGTGTCGGTGGTGCAGTCGATGGCGACGGCCACGGCGGCGATTTTGAGGCCGGCGGCGTGGCGGGCGGTGCGGAGGTTGGTGGCGAGAGTGGTGTCAGGCATGGGCAGCCTCCACGTCAACCGGGGTACCATCCGGTCCCTGCACGGTCCGCACCTGCGGGTTCTCGCCGTTGGCGTCCACGCACACCGTAGCAGCGCGGCGACCGTCAGACAGGTAGATGCCGATCGTCGGGTAGCCGTAGGCGGTCACTCCGCGGTCGTGTTGGAATGTGCCGCCACGTCGAGCGGCGGCATCGCATGCGAGTTCAATCATTCGGGCATGGGTTGTTGCGTTCATCGTCTCTCTCCAATTCTCGGGTTACTGCGTGCCGCCAGTCGGCCCGCTCCACCCCGGCGTCGCACTCGCCGGGAAGGCCGGGTCGGCCAGGCGGCGGTCTCGATCACCTCATAGTCGCCATCAGTCACCGTCACGTCGGCGAACTCCGGCCCGCAATCGCGGATCGTGGCCTGCATTACGGCAACCGCCTCGGCCAGCGTTTCGCCGGTGAACGTCTCGGGCATTCCGTAGCGGTCGTTCGTGCTTCGGATCGTAACCATCGTCTCTCTCCTCGTTTCGTGGTTTCGTTTGCGTCACTCACTCTACCTATAGTATACGCCATTCCGCCAGCCTATCAACAGCCAAACCCCGATTCGGTTCGGAATTCCGAAAATAGTTTTGCGCTTTGCGCAGGTTGCGCTTTGCGCAGGAAGGTTGCGCAAAGCGCAAAACTTGCCGGGCTGCCCAGTTTTCGCCCCTTCCCAACCGGGTGGCCCCTCGGAAACGGCCATAGAATCGCGTCTGTTGCGTTCCGGCGTCCGGTCGCTCGTTGACGCCCCCGGGTTATCTGCGCCACGCGGCGGCATGGCCTCGCGTTCCGTGGCCGTAGTGTTCCGGGGCGTGCGCTCGGCAATTTTCCCTATTGCTTTCGACTGCCGCTACCGATAGAGTAGCGGTATGAGCATCGCGACGCCTCAGTTTCCGTATCTGTCAGTCGAGAAAGCAGCTGCCGCGCTCTCGGTCACGGAGGGCCGAGTTCGGCAGATTCTCCGGGCCGGGGAGCTGCACGGCGAAAAGCTGGGCCGCCACGCCTGGGCCATTCCGGTGGCCGAAATCGAGCGCTACCAGGCGGTACGCCACGGTCCCGGGCGCCGCCCCTCTACTGCCTGATCGCCCTGTTTTAATTCAGCCAAAAGAATTTCCGGAAATCGCCGTTGACAGACGATACCGGAAACGGTAAGATTACAGACGCCATGAAAAATCTAGGAGCCAACCATGATTCGCTGCGTACCCTCGCTGGTCGAGTTGCCGCCGCTTCCTCCTCCACCACCGCGCGAGGACACCAACGTGCTCGCGTTGGTCAAGGGAACGGAACGCTACGTGTTCCTGTACTGCGATTCCGAGCGAACGGAAACGCTGCGAGTCTTCGGGCGCTACGCGTCGAATCCCGATCTGAGCTTCACCTGGTACGACGCCGCGATGCTGAGCCAGAAGGTGAAGGCTCCCAAAACAACACGCCAGCCGCACAGCTCGTAGTCGGCGGCGAGCCCCGCCGATCCCACTGGGTGCAAGTCCGGCGGGGCCTTTTCTACACCGGGGGCGGCTGCCGTACGCAATCTGCCGCCCTGGAGCATTCTTTCCGTACCACAACCCTTTGCCCGCGCTGGGGGCGCGCCGTGCTCCTCGCGTTCCCGCCGGGCGTTTTTTGGAGGCAACCATGAGAGAGATTATTGTCGATGGTGAGCGGTTTTTGCGGGCGTGCGATGCTGGCCCGATCAAGATCGTCGTGCTCGAACGTGGATTCGTTTACGTCGGGCGTGTGGACGAAGAGGAGGGCGCTCCGGTTGTAACGATCCACGGCGCGCGTGCGCTGATCCGGTGGGGCGCAAATAAACACCTCGGCCAGTTGGCGAACGGTCCGTTGCCGGAAACCAATCTGGGCGATCCCTGTACAGTGCAGTGTCGCGTCAATCAGGTAATTCACATGATCGAGGTGAGCCAAGATGCCTGGACAACACACGTTGGTTAGCCTCGTGGACGGCGACGGCTACGGCTACGGCGACGGCGACGGCTACGGCTACGGCTACGGCTACGGCTACGGCTACGGCGACGGCGACGGCTACGGCGACGGCTACGGCTACGGCTACGGCTACGGCGACGGCGACGGCGACGGCTACGGCGACGGCTACGGCGACGGCGACGGCGACGGCTCTAACTCCTGACTCCCAAGAAAGGAAACCCCATGCGATGGTATCCATGAACCGCGAAGTTCATTCCGACGGTGAAGGCTCCCAAAACAACCTGCCAGCCGCACGGCTCGTAGTCGGTGGCGAGTCCCGCCGATCCCAACTGGGTGCATGTTCGGCGGGGCTTTTTCTCACGCGGCGACGTGGCGGGACACGAACGCGGGCGCGGTCGTCGCCTGCGACTGTGCCGGTTCGACTCCGGTTCGCCGCACTCTCATTTTCTGCTGCCGATGGTGCAATGAAGGAAACCGAGGAACCGAGACTGTTTTGAATTGGAACCCACAAACACGGAGGTGAACGGATGCTTTGTCTAGGAAGGAAAGTCGGCGAGAGAATCATCTGCGACCGACACGGAGAGCGGTTCTTGGAGCTCGTCGTGCTGCGAGCCAGTGACGGCAAAGTGCGGTTGGGATTCATTGGCGATCGGCACGTCCGCATTATGCGGGCCGAATTGCTGGACGATCAACCGACGCCGGCGGAAGCGGCCTGCGAAGAGGATGACGCGGCGACGGGAGACAATGCGGTAGACAATGCGGTCGCGCCCGCGCCACTTTCGATGCCTCTGCCATCGTGGTACGCCAACCTGCCGTCGATCGGCGGGGAGTGAATCCACAACGAGTTTTGTCGCGGCCCAGGGAGGGCAACCGCTTATTTTTGTCCGATCGTTCAGCATGACGCACGAACGATCGGATTGAAACACGCATGAAACGAAAGGTAATCAGAAGAAATGCCGAACGCAACGAAGGAACTGACCAGCGACACGCCGTTCGACGCGGCGGACCTGTTCGGGGAAGAGCGGGTAGAGCGGGAGGAAACCGCACCGGCCGACAAGCCGGAAAAGCGAGAGCCTGCCAACGGTAAGGCCGAGAAGCCCAAGAAGGCGGTGGCCAAAGCCGAGAAGAAGCCGGAATGCCCAAGCGGCCCCTTGTGCTTCGATATCGAGACCGGACCGGAGCCGGAAGAGCGGCTGCGGGACTTCTTCGGGGTCGATTACACGAAGGTGAAGGACGCTGACCTGATTGATGCGGAGTTCGACGCGGCATCGGTCAAGCTCGGGAACCTCAAAGACAAGGCCAAGATCGACGCGAAGATCACGGCGGAGCGCGAGAAGTTCGACACCGCCAAGGCCGCTGCAATCGAAGCGAAGGCCAATGCGGCTACGGATCAGTGGCGGGAGTTCGTCGATCGGGCCGCCCTCTCGCCTATCACCGGCCGCGTGCTGGCGATCGGCTGGATTAGCACGAACGCTGAGATTCAGATTTGGAGCATTAACCCGGCCGATCCAGACGCCGAACAACAGATGCTTCATGCGTTCTGGGTGTCGTTCCGCGATTGCTGCAAGACCGACACGCCGATCATCGGCTTCAATTCGCACGGGTTCGACCTGCCGTTTTTGGTCCGCCGTTCGTGGTTTCTCGGGGTGGACGTCCCCGATGACGTGATCGCATCCGGCAGCTACGGACGCCTGCACCGGCTGTTCATCGACCTGATGAAAGTCTGGCAATGCGGTAATCATCAAGACCGCATTTCGCTCAACAACCTGTCCGCGTATTTCGGCATCGGTCAGAAAACCGAGGGCGTCGACGGCGGCGACTTCGCACGGCTGTACCTGAGCGGGGAGCCGGAGCATCGGCAACTGGCGATCGAGTATCTGAGGCAAGACTGCCGGTTGACGCTGGCGGCGGCGAAGAGAATGGGGGTGGTGTGATGTGGGAGGTAATCGAAAACCGTCGAGGCAACAACGACGACGTGTCGCCGCGATCAGTACGACTGTCACGATCACCGAAACACAAGGGGATCGATGCAGTCCGCATCCGAATCGGGGAAGAGCTTTGCCGGGAATATCGCTTGCTGATCGGCGATCGGGTCCAGCCGGCGTTCGATTTCGAAGCCGGATTCGGACGATTGACGCGTACGACGACGAAGGAACGCTCGTACGCCGTGGCGGCGAGCGGCAAGCGAACGAAACATACGATCGGGAAGATTGCGACCGCCGTCGTCACGTTCAGCGTATCGGAGAAGCACCTCGAAGCGATCTTCCCGAACGGCATCAAGACATACGTGAGCCCCTCGGCTGAAGTGGCCGATGAAGGCATTTTGTTTGAGCTGGCAAAGGACAAATAGGAAATACCCAAGAAGAAGGCTGGGCTCTGGAGGGTGTGGACCGACCGGGAAAACTCGTAACCGCCGGGAGGAAGTTTGCCGTGGCATCCGAAGACCAAATTGGACGAGAGCAACCCAGCCGCCACATGCGAGCGCCGGCGACCACGGACGCCGGCACGATTACAGACACTTTTTTCTCAGGGAGATTTACCAATGACTACAAGTGCAACAAGCACGACCCAAGAAAAGCCCGGGACGAAACTCACCGTTTCGCAGCGTCGGGAAGTGGCGGTCTACGACCGCATTACCAACGTCGGCGCGTTCGTCGACCAGTTGGGCCAAGCGATCTACCGTAGCGGCATGTTCGGCTGCGAATCGCCGGCACAGGGCAACGTGATGGCCATGGAGTGCATGGCACGCCGGCAGCCGCCGCTGAGCCTCGCGGAGCGATACAACGTCATCAAAGGCAAGCTGTCGATGAAAGCCGATGCGATGTTGGCCGGCTTTCGGCAGGCGGGCGGCAAGACGAAGGTCGTCAAGCGGACCGAAGACGAGGCCTGCATTGAGCTGCGGCTGGACGGCGAGAAGGAGCGGTTTCGGTTCACGTGGGCCGAAGCGCAACGCGAGCCGTTCATCTACAACGGCAAGGAGGCCGACGTGCTGGCGAAGATGGAGGCCGGCAAGACGCCGGCGATCAAGCTCAAGTACGCCACACCTCGCAGCCGGATGCAGATGCTTTGGGCCCGGGTCGTTAGCGATGCGGTCCGCACGATGGCCCCCGAAGTGTGCGCTGGCACCTACACGCCGGAGGAACAAGCGGATATCGCAGGGGTCGACCTGGCCGACCAGGGACCGGCAGACGATGCCGAAATGGAGACGGTTGGCGGGCCGGCTGCGGGCGTCCAGGACGCCGGCGACAACCAGCACGGCGAGGTGATCGACGCCAACTTCGAGTTCAAGGGCGATTGCGTGCCGGCCAACCAACGGAGCAAGGAGACGATCGTCGTACCGCCGGAGGGATCGGTTGCCGAGGCGGAAGCCGCGGCGAATGCGGAGGGCAAGACGGTGCACCTGCAATCGGAGGCGGATATCGACCGGATGGCGGCCCAGAAGGCGGCGGCCGCGGCCAAAGCGGCCGAAGCCACGCCGGAGAAAATCCAGGCGATGCGGACGGACGGGTATGTGCCCGGCAGCAACGGCAACGGGCAGGCATCCGGCAACGGGCAGGCGTCGAGTAACGGCAAGGCCACCAAGGCGCAGATCGAAGCAGCCAAAGCCCTCTGCAAAGAGCTAAAGGTTCCGACCGAACGGATCGCCGGGATGCTTGCAAAGGCCGGCGTGGCGAAGTTCTCCGAATTGGCAGCCTCGCACGCCGCAAAGCTGCTCGAGCTGCTCGAGGCCGAGCGGGAGCGGAGGACGGGAAAAAACTGACCGAGCGGTCCGCGGGCGAGGGCCAAAGCGCCGACCCGTGGGCCGATGGGTGGCCCGCCTGCCTGCATCGGCTCGTGGAAGAGTACGGCGCGGAGCAGGTCTGGGAGTGCGGGCTGCGAGTGCTGGGGTTCCCGCCGACGTTCGTCCATACGGCGGATGAGATGCGGCGGGTGAAGGCGGCGATTGCGAGTTGAGTTGAGCAGAGTCTTTTACGTTTCACATTTCACGTTTCACAGGGAGTACCACATCATGGCGAAGTACGCCACACACAACGTCGACACGTCGAAGTTCGAAGGCTTGGACTTTCCCGAGCCGGGATCGTACCACTTCATTCTCGACCACGTAGTCGAGGAGAACGAACGGGGCTCGTTCGAGGCATACCTGACCATCCTGGCCGGCACGCCGAAAGAGCAGGAGGGGAAGAGCCATCGCGAGTATTTTTATCTGACGATCGACGCCATGCCGCGGCTGATCCAGTTCGCCGTCGCCCTCGGGCTCACCACAGCCAAGGAAATCGAGGCTCTCAAGGCGCAGGGGGATGACGTTGACATCGACTGGGACCAGGCGATCCGCGAAGGCCGGCAGTGCTGCGGAGTGCTGGCCCACGGCAAAAACAAGGACGGCGAGAAGAAGCAGTTCCTCGAACTCGGCTTCCGCTTCTTCCCTTGCGATGACAAGCGGGCGAAGTCGATTCCGCTCAACCGGAAGGCGCTGGACGAACTGGCCAAGCGATTGACCGGCAAGGCGCCGCTGAAGGGAACGCCCAACGAGGACAGCGGCGACGAGGAGGACGCGCCGTTCGACACGACCGAGCTGTTCGACTGAGAGACGGGGGTGGAAGCGCACGGAAGCGCACCGGTCCGCCGCGGGAGTTTTGCATCCTTTCGCCCGCGGCGGGCCGGGTTTTCATCTTGGATTTCTGATTTTTGATTTCTGATTTTTGATTTTTGATTGTTGATTCCAATTTCTAACACACGGGAGGTATCACGATGGCGCGACGAAAAGCCAAAACGATGGAAGTGATTGAGGAGACGATGCCGGAAGAGGCACAAGAGCAGGAGCAGCCGCAAGAGGCGATTGCCGGAGATCAACCGATCGGTAAGCACCAGGCCGACCTGGACCGGGCGGCAGAGGCGGCATCGGAGGCGATGGAGATTTTATCCAGGATCGAGGACGCGACCCGAAACGTCGATGACGCCGCCCGGGAGGTCGCCAGCGCTAAGCAGGAGCTGAAGTTTCGCAAGGAGGTATACGAGAGTCACGTCGAGCGGCTGAAGGAGCTGTGCCGCACGCGGATGGAGGATCGGCCGCTGTTTCATGCAGGCGCAGAGCAGGCAGGAGCGGATGGCGAGGATGGCGACGAGGCAGAGGCAACGGACAAGGACGGCTGGAAGGAGCTGCCACTGGAGGAGATGGGGCTGCCGGCAAACCTGCTCAAGGCGCTCGACGAGGACGGCTTCGGCACCATCGGCATGCTGGCCGACGAGATGGCCGCCGACCCGCTTTCGTGGCACGAGGATATCAAAGGGGTTGGACCGGCGGCGGTCGCGACGATTGCGGAGACGTTCGTGGCGTTCTGGCGGGAGCACCCCGAATGGGATGACGACGGGGATGACGGGGTGATTGAAGAGGAAGAGGACGAGGATACGGACGAAGACGAAGAGGACGAGCGCCGGAAAGCAAGCGGATGACCGCCCGAGTGCCGGAAGGCGGCTGGGTGTTCGGGAGAGGGGAGGAGCGGGAGACAAGTCATTAAGGGACCGGACAGGACCGGAGCGGAGGGGAGTGGACTGGAAAGGACGGGAAAGGAGTGGAGAGGACAGGAGAGGAGCGGATCGGAGGGGATAGGAGAGGACCGGACGGGAGGGGAATGGAGAGGATGGGACCGGACGGGATCGGACGGGAGGGGATCGGATGGGATAGGAGCGGAATGGATTGGATTTTTATCACTAACACTTAGTTTTTTGTTACCAACAGGAAAGGGAGAAAGTCATGTTTCAAACAATCGAGTTCGAGATTCGAGGCATCGCGCCCACGATTATGCACAACGGTCAGTTGTGCGACCCAATGAACACCATCGTTCGGAAGATGAAGGAGTTCACCGCGAAGAAGTCGAAGAAGACGGATGACGACTTCATTGAATTGGCCCGGCTGGAGTTCCTGGGGTCGCTCTACCTGACCGCCAAGGGGGAACCGTGCTGGCCCGGGGAAAACATTGAAACCATGATCCGGTCGGCCGCCAGGTCGGAGCGGCGGGGCAAGGACGTGGAAAAGGCCATTCTGTGTGACGGGAATTGGCCCTTGATCTACGACGGCCCGAAGGACGCCGAGAAACTCTGGGAGAACGAACGCTTCCGGTTCGTCAAGGCCGTGAAGGTCGGTCCGTCTCGCGTGATGCGGACGCGGCCGATCTTCTCCGACTGGAGCCTGAAGTTCACCTTGCACTACGACCCGGAAATGGTCAACCGCGACGACGTGCTGCGGTGGGTCGAAATTGCCGGCCGCGAGATCGGACTGAGCGAATGGCGGCCCAAGCACGGGAGATTCGAGGTTTTGAGTACGAAGTAGGGGAGAGGAGTGGATGGGACCGGAGGGGAATGGACTGGAGAGGAGAGGAAGGGACTGGACTGGAGAGGAGTGGAAAGGAAAGGATCGGAAGGGACGGGAGCGGAAGGGACTGGAGGGGAGCGGACCGGAGGGGATTGGACTGGAAAGGATTGGATTGGAATGGTTGTTTTCATCCATTCATAACTAAAGGAATGGAGTGGATTGGATGGGACGGGAGCGGAACGGAGTAGAGTGGATCGGAGCGGAACGGACCGGAGAGGAGCGGATTGGATTTTTCTACAAATAAAACGAAAGGCTGAATCGCCATGAAACCCATGAAAAGCACGGATATCGACCTAGAGTCCATCGGAATCGACATTGACGCCCTCAATAAGGGTGACTCTTTCTGCGTTGACCAACTCGAAGACATGCTACACGAGCGCCGAGACACGGCACGATACGGGCTCGCGCTGCTTGCACTGCGAGACACCATCAGCCGAACGATGAAAGACCGAGGCAAGCCTGCCACCGTGGCGATCGTCAAGACGAAGCTGCGAATCCTGACGGACGAGGAAGCCGCAACCTACAACCACATGACCTTTCGCGTGGGGCTCCGCAAGGCACGGCGAGCCTTCGAGCGGCTCCTGACCGTCGATACCCGACTGTTCAGCAAGGACGAAACGCGAGAGCATCAGCGAAACATCGAAGTGGACGGCAAGATTCTTTCGGCCATTGCAAGCGAGCGGGCACGGTGCAGGAGGCTGCCGATGCCGCAAAGCAATGGCCATCAGCGAGTAACGCCCGGGCTGCCGAAAGAGCTTGTGGCGCGTTGAGTTGGTAGGGGAAGGGATGGGACGGGATGGGAGAGGAACGGACGGGAGAAGACGGGAAAGGAGGGGAGTGGATGGGAAAGGAATGGACTGGAACGGAGGGGATGGGAGAGGAACGGACCGGAGGGGAGCGGAAAGGATTGGATTGGTTGTTTTCATCCATTCATAACTAAAGGAGAGGATTGGAGCAGACGGGAAAGGAGTGGATGGGAAGGGAAGGGATAGGAATGGATGGGAAGGGAAGGGATAGGAATGGTTGTTCTTATCCATTCATAACTAAAGAAATGGAGAGGAGCGGAGGGGAACGGAGTGGAAAGGACAGGAAAGGATAGGAGTGGATGGGACCGGAGGGGAAAGGAAAGGAATGGACCGGAGTAAAGGGGATTGGACCGGATGGGAGCGGAAGGGAAGGAAAAGGAACGGACCGGAAAGGATTGGTTTTTCTACTACTTCACACACACACCTAAACTAACTCACCCATACCCATACCCATAACACCACCCCACGCCATGCCACGCAACGAAGAACTAATCGCCGTCTTCACCCGCGAAGAATGGGTCTTCCAAGACGACGACCCGGAACGCCGGACCATCATCGCTCGCCTGGACAACGGCCAGACCATCAAGGGCCGCGCCCCCGCCGGACACCTGGAGCCGGGGCTCACCTACCGTTTCTTGGGCCACTGGTCCACCCACCCGCGCCACGGCCGGCAGTTTCTTTTCAACAGCTTCACCCTCAGCTTGCCCCACGGCGAACAGGCGACGATCAAATATCTCGCCCGGATGGGGCAGGGTCACGGTCTCGGCAAGGCTCGCGCCCGTGCTATCTGGGACGCCTACCGCGAAGACGCCTGCGAGGTGATTCGGACCGACCCAGCGCGAGTAGCCGCCGACATCAAGGGCATCGATTTGGAAGCCGCCGAAAACTTGCAGCAGCAATTCGAGCGGAATGCCGCGCTGGAGTCAGTGACAATCGAGCTTGGCAACCTGCTCAGTAATCGCGGTTTCGGCCAGCGAATCGCCGCGCTGGCGATCAAAGAATGGGGCGAGAAGGCAACCGACACGATCATGCAGAACCCCTACGTGCTGATGCGGTTTGGCGGGGCCGGCTTCATGCGGTGCGATGCGCTCTACCTGGAGCTGGGCCTCGACCCGGCGGCACTCCACCGGCAAGGCTACTGCCTGGCACACGCGATGCAGAGCGATTCTGAGGGCCATACGTGGTATCCGGTCGAGTTTTGCGCGGCCTACTTGCGACGGAGCGTAGCGGGGGCGAAGCTGCTGCTCGATGAGGCAATCGAGTGGGCGATTGAACACGACCTGATTGCCCAGCGGACGTACAACGGGAAGCGGTACTTGGCGCCGTTGGCGGCGGTCGTTGCAGAAAGGCGGGTGGCGGAATACATCCATCAGGCGCAAGCGGAGAGCGAATGCACGCCGCTCAGGTGGCCAGACCTGACTGGATGCGTTGCGCGGTTCGACGGTCGGGAGGAAATCCCCGGGCTATCGGTCCACCAAGTCAATGAGGCGGCGAAAGCCACTGGAGGCATTCTCGGGATTCTGGCGGGCAGCCCAGGCACGGGAAAAACTTTTGCTCTCGCCCAGATCGTCAAGATGATTCAATCGACCGAAGGCGCAGCCCGAATCGCTATTGCGGCCCCAACAGGCAAGGCGGCGGTGAGAGCAACAGAGAACCTCCAGAATCAGGGGCTCACCCTCGCGGCAACCACCATTCACCGACTGCTCAAAGTGGTGCAGCAAGATGGGGGAGACGGCGGTTGGGCTTTCGAGCGCAACGAGGCGAACCCCCTCGAACTTGACTTCCTGTTCATCGACGAAGTTTCGATGTGCGACACCTCCCTACTTGCCTCCCTTCTCGCTGCCCGACCAGCCGGCTGCCACGTGCTCTTGATAGGCGACCCCGACCAGTTGGCACCGGTCGGCCGCGGCGCCCCGCTGCGAGACCTGATTGCGGCGGGCATCCCGTGTGGACATCTCAAAGAGATTCGACGGAACGCCGGCCGGATCGTCGAGGAATGCGCCAGGATTCGCGATGACGGCCGGATACAGTTTGCCAAGCGTGCCAACGTCTCGGCCGGCGAGAACCTCGTGCTTGTACCGCGCGATTCGGCCGAGAGGCAGGCGGCAGAGTTGGAGGATATTTTGCAGCAGTTCATGCAGAAAGGTGGCGTCAAGGCGGCGGTGTGGGATTGCCAAGTCCTCGTGCCGCTGAATGAGAAGTCGGAATTGTCGAGGAAGCTGCTCAACAAGCGGCTGCAACGACTACTCAACCCGAACGGCGAAACGGCCGGAAACTGCCCGTTCAGAGTCAATGACAAAATAGTGTGCTTACAGAACGGCTCGCTCCCGCTGGTGGCCGGCGACAGCAACGGCGGCGGCAAGGCCGGGGAAGCGTATGTGGCCAATGGTGAAATCGGGGAGGTTATCGAGGTCAACACCGGCTACCTGGTCGTGCAGTTGACCCTCCCCGACCGGCTCGTGCGGGTGCCGCGCGGGAAGCAATCCGAGAGCGAAGACGGGGAACCATCGGCCGGCTGCAACTTCGATTTGGCGTATGCGTTGTCTGTTCACAAAATGCAAGGGTCAGAGGCCAAGGTTGTAATTGTCATGCTTGATACACACGGCGGCGCCCGGTGGCTCTGCGACAAGCACTGGCTCTACACGGCCATTTCACGCGCGAAGAAGCTCTGCCTTTGCATCGGCGAACAGGCGACGGCCGCGGCGATGGTCCGGAAGAGCAATATGTGGCTACGGAAGACGTTTTTGCGGGAGGATATCGAGGGGCTGCGGATGGATGTGGTGTTGGATGCGATGGATAAGGAATGGGAAAAGGTGTTGGTATGAAAGAACCGTGGAAAACCGATTCGTGGAAGGAAGCCAACCTACTGTATCGCGTGGACGTGCCAATAGCAGAGCGGAAAATGCTGGACGATACGCCCGAGGAGTACGCTGTAGTTGACTTCCCGGACGCAAAAGGTCCGCGTCCCGTTTGTATGATCTTTGGTCGGTACGGCAAGCGATGGGAAGCCAATGCAGGTGGGCGATGGCTGGTGGCCCATTTGCTTGGGATGCTGCCTAAACAGACAGAAACCGCAGATGCAGCAGAAAGGCACAATCCATGATCGTAACAACAAAATGCCCGAAATGCGGGCATATCATCGAGATTACCGACCAAATACATTCTGACGTGCAATTGATCTGCGATAGCTTGGCGGCGAAGGCCGATCAATTGAAATCCGAGATAGCTCCCTTGAAGATCATCAAGGATGCACTTCCGTTGCAAGAAGACGTGCGATTGGCCGTGCTTGCAATCAATGACGGCAGCGGATGCAACTTCAGGGAAGACCTTTGTAGATGCGACGAAAGCACGGGTTGCAGCCCGTGCCAATACTGTGCAATTTACACTGTGTTGCAGCGAGTATTGAGGGTCGTTCAATTCCAAAACGCGGACGAAAGGAAAGCAGATGAGCCAGGAACCTAAAGCCACAACCACACGCTGCCATCTTTGCGGGCAGGTTCACAAGTGCGTTACGGGGCCAAGCGGCAAGCCGGTGTGCGCGGTGTGCTGGGCAAAGGGTGGGCAATGAAACTCAGCACGGAATCGCAGGCGGCGACGGTCCACCTCTGCCCCTTCGTGATCGTCATCGACAACCGGGAGAAGGCGCCGTATTCCTTTACCGAGCTACCCCGAAAGAAGAAGTACAGCAAGAGCCGCAAGGGCAGCAAGAACTCCGTACCTGCCTCTCTCTACGTCCCCACCGAAACCCGCTACCTGCCAACCGGCGACTACTCAATCGACGGGCTGGAAGACCGATTCGCCATCGAACGGAAATCCCTCGAAGACCTCTACGGGACGATCGGCCAGCATCGGGAGCGATTCGAGGCGGAATTGGAGAGGCTCAACGCGCTCGATTTCGCGGCCGTCGTGATCGAGGCGAATCAGCGGGAAATCTGGGCGCCCTCCCGGTATCGGCCGGACTGGCGCAGCAAGCTCGATCCGCGAGCGGTCGAGGGGTCGATTGTAGCATGGTCGATTCGGTTTCCGCGGGTCCACTGGTGGGCGATGGGAGGCAAGCGGGAGGCGGAAGTGAGGGTATTCGAGGCGTGCGAGAAGTTTTGGAGGCAGGAAGAGAAGAAACGAAAGCAGGAGCCGACGGAGGCCACGGAATGAAACCAGACTACGAACGTGATGGGATCAGGCTGTATAGGGGTGATTGCCTCGTGGTACTGCCGACATTTGAGGCGGGCTCAATTGCTGCGGTGGTGACTGATCCGCCGTATGGGATTGGATACGTTAAGAGTACCGGCGGAAACAGCATCCACGCAAAACGCAAACGCAATATCATCCCGATTATCAATGACGATAAACCGTTTGACCCTGCGCCGCTGCTGATGTTCTCGAATGTATTGACGTGGGGGGCTGACCATTATGCGCAACGGTTGCCTCACGGGCGGTTTCTGGCGTGGGATAAATTGGGTGGAATCCATGAACCGTGGGATTCATTCAGCGATGTTGAATATGCTTGGCACAGCAGACCTGGCGCTTCGCGTATATTTCGTTTGATGTGGAAGGGCCTATGTCAAGGCACAGGGATGGACAAAGGTACCAAGCGGTTTCACCCAACGCAAAAGCCGGTTGCACTAATGATATGGTGCATAAAACAGTCAGGGGCAGCCGAGGGCACGACCATCCTCGATCCATTCATGGGCTCCGGCACAACCGCCATCGCCTGCATCCGCACCGGCCACCGCTTCATCGGTGTGGAGATCGACCCACATTACTTCGACGTGGCCGTCGCCCGTATCGAATCCGAGTTCAACCGACACCCGCTATTCAAGGAGTAACCCATGAAAGTACAAATCTGCAAAACCATCGACATCGAAACCGAGGTAGACATCGACATCGACGACCTGCTGGCAGAACAATCGTCAGAAAGGACTCAATCATGAAACCACCTGAACTGAACCGCTGGTCATTCCTGTTCGGATGGCAGCGAGATTACTGTCGACGCGAATCCGGCTGGCGAACCCTCGACCTGGCCATCATTCGGCTGCACACGATGCCCGAAGATGGTGAGGCAATGACGCATGGCAAACACTACCGAGGCGTGTGGTTTCACGCCTCGTTCTGGCTGCCGTGGGAGGTGTCGCAATGGCGGTGACCACAACCGAACATTTACGACGGCATTTACTCGACTCGCTCGGCTATCAGGAACCCGCCGAGCGACTACCTGATCTGCCGGAGATCATCGAGAGTGAATGCAACGCACGGTTCGTGCGACTGATGCAAAACCGGCTCGTCATGGCGTGCTTCCGGTACGGGCGCCGTGATAGGCCGGATCGATGGCGGTACGACTTCCTGGCAGGGCTGGCCAAGAAGCTACAATCCTACCGGCAATCAGGGAACACCGAAAACTTGGTTGACGCATCCAACTACTGCATGTTGGAGTTCTCTCGCCCAAGTCATCCAGAAGCGCACTTCCGTGCGGAAGATGATCGCTGCCATTGCCCAGATCGAATCGACGAATAGCCAATCAAACACTCGCACGGAAGCACCGCCATGCCTCGCACAACCCCCTCCGCAAAATCCACTTCCGATTGGCAGTCAGCCGCCCGTGCGATCCTTGAGACTCTCGACCTGGAAACTGAATACCGCGCTCTCGGGCTGGAGTTCCCAGCCAATGCCCATCCATCCCGGGCCGGCTGGGTGCGTTGCCACGTGTACGGCGCCGGGGCCGCCGGTGATCGAACACCCTCAGCAGGCGTCAATCTCACTGGCGAGCACCCCCACCTCGGCCGATACAAAGAGTTCACCGGCGAGGGCCGCAACTGCTCGTTCTTTGAGTTCGCCTCTTCAGTCGCACACAAGTTCCCCACCTACAAGGAAGCCCGCAAGCACTACGCCAAACAAGCGGGCGTCAAGCTCCCGCGCAGCGAATCGAAAGAGCCGGCCGACCAGTTGGTCATGCGCGACTGGATCGAGCACCAGGTCAAGGCGTGGTGCGACAAAAAACCGCCGATCACCCCCGAAGCGGTCCAGGCGGCCGGTGGTCGGCTGGCCGGCTGGCCGGCATCGCAGCAGCATACGGTAATCGCCCTGCCGGTGTACGGCGAGCACCTGACGGGCGCCGACCCGACCGGGTACGTGATCTGGAACAAAAACGGCGGCAATCTCCCGCTCTGGCAAGGGCAGGGGCAACCGCCGCGGCCGGTGAAGATGCTGACCGTCTCGGGCAGCAAGTCGGGCTGGATGGGCAAGCACGCGATTGCACGGCTGGCGGAGGCGGCGGCCGGCGACGAAACGCCCGCGGAAGAGGATCCGTTCGGCTCGCCGGCAATCGAGGTGGCCTGGAAGGTGGAGGGGCCGGGCGACATGCTGGCTCTTTACTCAGCCATCCCGGCTGAACTGCGCGACACCCACCTCGTGGTCACCAACGCCGGAGGGGCCCGCGAGAAGCTCCATGCCGGCTTCTGGGATTGTCTATCCGGCCTCCATGTCAACATTCTCCACGACGCCGACGAGCCGGGACAACTCGGCGCGGCCGACCAGGCGGCCCTGGCGGCGGCCGTGGCCCGGGAAGTGCGAATCGTCCAGCTCCCCTACGAGGTGAGCGAGAAGGCCGGCAGTGATATCCGGGATTGGCTCAACGAGGGACACACCTACGCGGAATTGCTGGAATTGGCGGCCGAGTCGCCTGTGGTCGAATCCACCACAACCGACGTCCAATCTTCAAGAACCGACGTCCAATCGGCAGAAACAGACGTCCATTCCGCCGATGCAACTCCGTCCACCTCCACCAACCACGACCCCGCCGACGCCGAGCGCCACCTGCTCAGCCTTCTCGGCCTGGACGTTTTGGGCGAGCGCGACAACCGGGAAATCCTGGTCTATTCGACCCGGACACACAAGCTCTCCGTCATCCCCCGAATCTCTCAATTCAAATATTGCGACCTCCTCCAGATTGCGGGCAACACCATCAAGCAATCCGTATCCCGGACCGCCGTAACCGAACCGGGTGGCTACAGCCTCGCCCAGGTGGTCGACGCCATCGCCGTGGCTGGCGGATCGACACGACTGTACGACAATCAGACACACGGTGACGGCATTTGGCCGGCGGAAGACGGTAGCAACCGCCTCGTGATCGTCAATGGCAACCGGGCTTCCGTCTACGATCCGGCTGCCCGGACGTTCGAGCCCGTCACTCGCCCCCGGGCCGCCGGCGTGCTCCTGGACCTCTCGCCTTCGGGTCGCTGGGTGGACTTCTCCCGCCTACCCGAGACGATTGCCGCGGCGGACTCGCCGGATTGGCGGCGGGATACGCTGGATGAAATCGACGGACTCCTCGCTCAGTGGAACTGGCAACCGTCCCGGGCGGTCGCTCAACTCCTCACCGGCGTCATTCTCGGCACTTGGCTCCAGTCATGTTGGCGATGGCGGCCGTTGGTGGCTTTGTCCTCGGAGTCTCGAGCCGGCAAATCCACCTTGCTCGAAATGATTGCTGGGCTATTTGGAGAACTCGCTCTCTCGACGGCAAAACCCTCTGAGGCGGGGTTACGGCAGGCGATTCGGGGCCGGTCGTGCGCGATCCTGATCGACGAATTGGAATCCGATTCCCACCGCAAACGTGTCTTGGAACTGCTCCGGACCTCGGGCAGCGGATCCAAAATCGTCAGGGGCACAATGGGCCAGCACGGGATGCAATTCGGCCTGAAGCACATCGTTTGGATTGCGGCGATTGAATCTGGACTCGTTTCTCAGGCAGACGCCAACCGGTACATCGCCGTGGAGTTCAAGCCGCCGGAAGAGCGGCACAAGCTCAGCTTCCGGATGCCAACCGACGTTGAATTGCACGACCTGGGGCAGCGTCTTCTCGGCCTGGCACTCTGGGCGGCGCCAACTGCATTGGCACTCGCGGAGCGATTGAGACGCGTCAGAATGGTTGCCACGGACGCCCGAGCGATTGACTGCCTTTCGGTCCCGGCAGCCACGATGGCGGCGTGCGACGAAGCGGCAGGGACGGCAGGGGCGGCAGTGGGTAGCGGCGGGATCGACCACCGGACCGAATCGTACATGCGGCAATTTCTGGCACTGGCGACGGCCCACAATTTGGCCGAATCGCAATCCGACCAAGAGCAGCTACGCGAGGCGATCTTGGCCAGTATCACGAGCACGCCGGCCGGTCCCAAATCAATCTCTCAACTCCTAATGAAATCAATGGACGATGAAGGCGTCCAAGATACTCTGGAGCGAGTTGGATTGATCTGGACGAATGGTTCCGGCAACACGTCGCCGATCGTGTCGGACACGTCTCGGCAGTCGCTATTCCTCATTCCGGGCAGGGTCCAAAGGCATCTATTAGGGGATACTGAATGGAAAGGGAGGTCGATTCAGCAGGTGTTGCTCCGGCTCGAAGGGGCTGAACTGACGCGGCGGCGGGTTGGCAGTTCAAGCATCCGAGGAGTCCTGGTTCCGCACGAAGCGCCAATCGGGGACTTTTGAGCGTAGTTACTACGGGGTATTTCGTGGTAACAGTGGTAACAGTCGTGGAACAGTAGAAGTAATGTAAACCCTTATGTATCAATCATTTATAACTACTGTTACCACTGTTACCAGTTATTTCGCTATGTATCCCATACGCGCGTGCGCACGCGCACACGTGCGCGCACACGCATGCACGCGCACATGTGAGCGTATGCAAAAACGTGGTAACAGTGGTATCAGTGGTCACAGTTGCCGCAAACTATTGCAGCTACTTGAGTTAAGTGTGTCGGGGGGTATGTTTACTGTTACCACCTCTACCATCGAATACCCCACAGTATGTAATTTACAAGCGTTTTTCAGACATTTTTGGTCACAGTTGCCACTTATGGCAAACGACCAAACACCTAACATCTACTAGAATGGAGAAAATCATGGGATTGATGGGGGCAACACAACACGAACGACTGTTGATTGCAGAAGCGGTGCGGTTGGATGGGAAAGCGTTTCAGCAGCCGCCTTCAACACTTTCGCGCACACCACCCAGCGACCCATTCAGTGACCAGTCACCTGACCAGTCACCCGACCAGTCACCACTCACCGACCCATCGCAACTCGCCGCGCTCTACGACACCGTCCACTTCCTCGTTGGCCGTGTGGCCTTTCTGGAATCACGATTGGCGACGGCGGAAGATCGCCTTGCGAAGCACACGGAGTTGCCGTCTGCACCGACTGCACTAAGACCGCCATCGCTTGCGAGACTCCGGCTTTGCAACTGCAGCGCGCACCGAACACTCCATCGGCCCTGAATTGCCATTGACATTAAACACCCCACCCGCCAGCATGGACAACATCCACCAGCAACGAGTGACATTCAACTCAATCGACAACCAGCATCTCTTACCCGGGAGGTCTCGAACATGATGCTACCGATCGTCGACGCACTCATTCACGCGTACGACCAGTGGCTGGCGACCAGCGATTCGAAATTGCCGCGCTCGCTCTGCCTGGCACTGGACTGTCTCGCCGAAGACAACGGCGAGTCAACCCCTGCGAACATACGGCCTGCAATCCGGACACTGACGGCGGCATGGACGTCTGCAAGACCGACCGTAGAGCCTGGCAGCATGGCCGCGGACGTCCCGCACGACGTTTGGCGGGCCATGGACAAGCTCGAAGACGCCCACGCAGAATGGGCACGCCGGCAAATACCGGAACTCGAGTCGATCCAGGAACTTCTCGACCAGCGGGTGTCCGAGCGGCAAATCTGTCGCATCTACGGGTTCGTGCTCTCGAATGGGACGGAAGACCTCGACCGGCTGGCGGAAGAGATTGCCGAGCCTGGCAAGCACACCGGCAACGGATGGATGGCGCCGTCGATGGCTGCAAGGCGGCGAAAGGTGGATGAAGCGGTTGCGCAATCGGAACGCCGTAAAGAGCACCGGGCACGATTGACGGCCGACAAGACAAGTGCATCGGCCGAAGACCTCTCGCAGCTTGTCTCCGAAGGGGTGAGTGCCCGGCAGATCGCACTGATGATGGGCGTCTCAATCAACGAGGTGATTCAACTCTGCGACGAACAGGGAATCCCACACCCTGACCTCGACTACGCATCGGCCCACGCAAGTCGCGGAGCGTTCGAGCCGGAACTGCTGGAAGCGGCGGCACGGTCCATGGACGCCGCAATCGCACGTCCGACGCATCCAGAGAACGTCGGGCGGATGATTCGGGCCGATCCCGGGGCTGAGGGCAGGAACGTAACAGGCGACGTTCTAGGGGCCTCTGACGCGATGGCGAGTGAGGCAGGCGAGAAGCGGCGGCCGGCGGCGGCTCATCTGCTGGGCGACGTGGTGAAACTGACTGCTGATGGGATGCAACCCGGGCAGGTCGCGAGAGCACTGAGGAAGTCGGGGCACAGTGTCACGGCGGCCGAGGTGCGAGAACTGATTGCAAAGGCGTGATATGGCAAAAAAAGTGGTTGGAAAATCGCGCCGGATGGGTCGACCACGGGCAGACAACCCGGTTATCGGCGCGACCGAATTGGAGCGAATGGGCAATCTCTGGCTACGCGGGTGGGGTTTTTCGGCCATCGCCAAGGATTTGGGGGTTGACAGAAAGACGGTCTACAAGCACATTCGCGAAACGATTGAGCCAGCCTGGGAGCGGGAACAATCGTTATCACGAGCGGCCGACTTGCGGCGGGTAACTCTCCTGGAGTCGCTGGCCTGGAAGCACCTGGAGACTGGCGACACTGGCAGCCTGGACGATCTTCGCAAGGCGGTCGGCCGGTCGAAGAAGCGGTCGGCCATTCTGGAAGGACTGATTGAGCAGGCGGAAGCATCATCGGACGCCAATGTCTGGCTGGCCACCATTCGGTGGGCGATCGAGTTCAGGGCGAAGGTCGGCAATTACTTCGCGAGCCGGGATGACGGGCAGGGTGCCGAGTTCCGGAGGGCGGGGCAGGACGAGAAGAGCCTGGCCGAACAGGCGATTGAGCGGTTGGAGGCGGCGCTGGCGGTCAAACGGAGGCAACGGGAACAAGAGGTCGAGGGCTAGCTGCCCATGGTCGCCACCGCCATCGCTGCCGATCTGGACCTGGACGCCCGCCTGGCCGTTATCCTTCGCGATCCGGACGCCGAGTCCATTCTGGAATCCGATCCGTTCCTGCGCAGCTACATGGAGTCGGCCAAGTGGGGCCTGCACTCCTGGATCCCACGCCCGGATAAGCCCGAAGAGTTCGACGAGCAAGAGGGGTTCGTCAACAACCGTGATAGGTGCGCCTTCTTGGTTGGCGGCAATGCCTCAGGAACTACCACTGCGGCCTGCATGAAGCTGGCGAAGTTCGTTTTGGAACAGCAGCCCCCCCCGCGCCGCAACACGCCATTCTGGATCGTCTCGAACACCTACGAACAGGTGTGTTCCGCCATCTGGGACGAGAAGCTCGACGGGATGCAGTTCATCCCCGAATGCGAGGTCGAATGGTCGAAGGTGCGCTGGAATCGCCGGTCGCAGAATTGGCCTTTCTCCGTGCCCTTGAAGCCATGGCCGGACCATCCTGGCAAGAATTGGGTATTGGAGTTCAAGTCGTTCGAACAGGGCCGCGGCGCCATGCAGGCGCGTAGCATCGGCGGCTTCTTCTTCTCGGAGCAGTTTCCGCTCAAAATCTTCCTGGAAGTGCTCCGCGGTTGTCGCGAGTGCATGTTCCCGGGTGGGCAGTTCGCCGAGTTCACGCCGATCGATCCGGAGTTGTGTATCTGGGTCGAACAAGTCCAGCAGCAGATTCCGGACGGCTGGCGGTTCTACAGGTGCAATACGGAGCTGAACCGGCAGAACCTAGCGGCCGGCTGGTACGAGGATTTCCTGGCGGTCATCCCCGATGAAATGCGGGCGACTCGCATCACGGGCGCTCTGGCGACGTTCGAGGGCGTCATCTACCCGAGCTTCCAGCCGGCGATTCACGTCTTCGACGATGCGACCGAGCCGCCTCTTGGCGTCCAGCACTACCGCGGCATCGACTGGGGCGCGTCGAAGGAACACCCGTTTGTGTGTCTGTGGGGCTATCGTGACGGCATGGGCGACTGGACGATTTATGACGAATACTGGAGCGCCAGCCAGACGCTCATCACGGAAGATCACGCCATGGAGATTCTCGAACGATCGGCCGGCTGGGGCTGGCCATGGCCGGAACACGTCGAGCGACCTCCCGACAATCCCGACCAGTACAAGAGCTTTGAGTCCCCTTGGCACCTGGAAACCTTTGCGGACCCGTCACGGCCGGGCGAGATTGCCGAGTTCAATCAGCGCGGCATCGACACCTCGCGGGCGTCCAACGAGGTCTACGCCGGCATCGACACAATCCGCACGATGCTCAAGGTGCATCCGGCCAGGCGCCGGCCCAGGCTGCGGATCCACGCCCGATGCAAACACACGATTGAGGAAATGCGGAAGTATCGCTGGAAGCGAGGGCGACGGCCGGAGCAGGGAACGATCATGAACCCGCAAGTTGCGGCGCCTACCCCGCTCAAGCTGGAGGATGACTGCCCGGATGCTTTGCGGTATCTTATTCATTCCGTCGAAAAGCGAATCGGCATTAAGCCTGGTTCATCTACCAGCAAGCCAGCGGAGACAAGGAAGTCCGTTCAACTGGCGACAGGCTCGGCACGGAGGTAATTGAAGATGGCGATTCCAAGAGGATTGGCAATCAAAGCGGCATCGATGCACGTAGCTGGCATTTCGCAGCGGCGGATTGCTCGCGAGATTCGTCTGTCTCGAACGTCTTGCAGTCAGATCGAGGCACGGGCAGCAAAGCCGCCTGTTGCGTCGGAGGGACCGCCGGAGTTTGCGCCACGGAAGTGTGCGGGGTACTACTGCCCGACGTGCGATAGAACGGTCTATCTTCGGCCGTGCGTGGCGTGCGCGGCAAGACGGATGCTCAGGGCCACAAGCGAAGCCGCAAGATCGAGCGGTTAGCAGGGTTGCCTACGCTCATTTGGGTGGCCTAATTTTCCGGTGGTCGGCTTTCCCCTGCTTCTGGTGTAATGGGCGAGACTGACGTATCGCAGTTCTCGCATTGCCCAGGTTGATCCGGTTGGACCGGTCTTTCGCATGGCCGCCATTACCTCCCCACTGTTCCAGACTGCCGCCCGGACCGTTCGGGCCGCGGCTGCGCGCGAGTTCGAGGCGACGGAGTTCGGCCAACTGCTCAAGCAGGTGCGGAAGGGGTCGATTTCTCCCTCGGTGCAAAGGCGACTTGCGGCTCTGAAGACTGGCAATGTTCGCCGGATGACCCGTCAGTTCATGAACAAGCCGTTCGGGGATACGGTCCGAAACCTCGAGCGCTACGCCAAGATGGGCAGCCAGCCCCGCCGGCTGGTCGACCAGTTTCTCGGGAGCCTCGGGCCCACGGGCACGCTGATCCGGAGTCTTTTCGGCGCCGGCAACGGCCTGGGGGGGTCGCTGCGCGCGGCGTCGGCTCTGATTCGTGCCTTCGGTGGGGAGGTCATGCTGCCGCGCGGCATGGAGGACGTAGGCGATTGGGATCGTGGCACCTCGGCGGCGATCGAGCGGCTTCAGTCACTCGGATATCAGGTCATGCCGCCGGAAGAAGAGGAAACGGGTGGCGTGCCCAAGCCGCGGCGGGCCCGGAAGACGGTGGACGTGCCGACACCGTGGGGGACTCGCCGGGTTCGTCGCGATGATCCCGCCGTTACCGGCGAAATGGTCACTGCGAACAGCTCAAACGTCCATTCGTACGGTTACGACCACGAGCACGGCTACCTCTACATTCGGTTTCTCGATTCCCTTCCGGACGGCAGCCGGGCCGGTCCCGGGCCGCTCTACCGCTACGCCGGCGTCGACGTCGACGAGTTCCGAGCCCTTCACCGGGCAGGCAGCAAGGGTGACTGGGTATGGGATTACCTGCGCGTTCGCGGTACGATCTCGGGGCACAAGAAGGACTACGAGCTGGTTGGGGTTGTCCGGGGTTATGTCCCCCGCAAGGCAACCTTGGATCCAGCCTACGGCGGTGAGGCGTACATCAAGCGGAAGGTGCTCACCAACAAAGGGCGTTGGCTCGAATCGCAACGGCCCAACTCGGCCGCCGGCGGTGGCGTGGTGATTGCCCGTGCAGGCACGGCTGGAATGCCGAATCGAGGGGCGCCCAACCGTGGAGCGCCAAGGACTGGTCGGCCTGGCAGCCCGAATCGAGGGCGACAATGACGAAAGGTGACAATCGCGATAAGCGAGGCAAGGCAATGGGCGCGGACAACCAATTCCTGCGACTGACAGCCATGGCCGAAACGGCGCGAGAAGCGGACCGGCTGGACGGCGCTTCATGCCGGCTTGACGGTGCTTTGTGTGCCGGGTTATTGGCGGCCTGGCTGGCGGTGGTTGCCGAGATTGCGAGAGACGTGTTGGACCCGACTGAGGAAACGGACGTGCGAGAGGGGCAAGAAATGCTCCTGGAGAGCTTTCAGCGGTTGACGCAGGCAGTGGGAGTCGATCAAGGTAAATCGCGAGGGGCAGCATGAATGTACGCGGTATTTCCCTCATTCAGCCCGGCGACGTGATTGGCTTTTCGGCCTGCAACCCGAAGGGGACGCTCATCCGCGTCTGTACGGGCGGGCTGATTTGTACGGGTGGTCTGAGCCATGTGGGGATAGCCGTGGACTGGCCGGGGTTCCGAAAGCCGCTGATTTGTGAGTCAACGTCGCTGTGTCGGGAGCCGTGCGTTGTGGCCGGCGAGACGATCCGAGGTGTCCAGTTGCACCGGCTGCGGTCGAGGATTCTGATCTATCCTGGGTTGGTGTGGCATTACCCGTTGGCCGATGTATTGCTACCGAACGGCAGTCGAATGCTAACAGATTTTGCCAGGCACTATCTCGGTCGGCCCTACGACCGCAAGGGTGCGATTGCCGCAAGACATACGCCGCTTGCGAGGCTGTTTCGTAAGCCAGAGAATCTTGATGAATTGATGTGCTCTGAGTTGGTCGCGGTCTGTTTGCAGCGGCTGGGATTGTTGGATACGGACAATGCGAGTGCGTGGAGCCCGAATGGACTGATGCGGCATTTGGTGCGGCAGGGAGTCTGCCGCAAGCCAACGAGGATCAAATGAGACACACTTTACCGGGGCACGGCTCCAGGAGGCTTTCGATGAGAGGTCGAGTTTGGTATCCGGTGTTTCTGGCCGTGCTATTGACGGCTGCGAGTGTTGTTGCGGCTGAGCAGTACGCGGCCCCGCAACTGGAGCAAGCGATCGAAGCGAGTTGCAAGGTGTCGGTCGATGTTGGCGGCGGCCAGTTCGCCAGTGGGTCCGGGTGCTTGTATCAGTACGATGGCGAGCGTGGAATTGTCGTTACTGCCGCGCACGTGCTCGAAGGCAGACGGGGCAGCATTGTGCTGCGGTTCGGCCGGCGCGGGGTCCGGGTTGCGGCTCGGGTGATCGTCGCAGCGGTACGCAGGGTCCGGCAGGTTGGCGGCTACCGGGTCGAAACGTACGAACCGAGCGACATTGCCGCGTTGTCATTCGAGACGCGAGACTGGCCGGCTGGGGAGCGACTCCCCCGACCGGTGCGGTTCATGCGACGTGACTGGGGCGTACCGAAGGGGCATACCGTTTACAGCTTGGGGTTCCCCGGCGGCGGCGAACACATGCAACTGTTGATGTCTCGCGCTCAGGGGTACGAAAAAGACGGGCATCTATCGATCTATCCCGGCCCGGAACACGGCCGTAGTGGGTCGGCTGTATTCGTTACGATGGCCGACGAGCCGGTCATTGTTGGCGTCGTGAGTACCGTCACGCTGGAACAGACCCGCGATGGTCGCACGTACCGCGATTGGAAAAAGGCACAAGGCAGGCTCGTGACTCCCGCCATGATCTGGCCAGACAAGCCGACGCAAGGCACGGCAATGGTTGGACAGCCTACGCAATGCGGTCCTGGCGGTTGTCCGGTTCCGGGGTTTGGCGGCGGCTACATGCTTCCGTATCGCGGTGAAATGGACAAACGCATGGAGGGCATGGAGAAGCAGAACAAGGATCAAAGTCCTGGTACTGTCCCCCTGCCGCCCATGGCCCCGCCGGTCGACCTCGCACCGCTCGACGCACGCCTTGCCGCCGTGGAGGCGAGCCTCACCGAGGCAATCAACCGCAGCAACGAGCACTCTGAGGCGATCACCAAGTTGAACGCAACGGCTGAAAAGGCTGTGGCGTTGGCCGAAATGGTAGCGAAGCGGGACGAGGCGTTCGGTGCGGACTTGGCGACGATTCGAGCAGACGCTGCGAAGGCGGAGCAGGCGATTGCGATTGCCTCGGACGCACAGGGCCGTGCCGCCAATGTTGCGGCCGACGTTGCCGAGGCGATGGACGAAGAGAATCCCCGCAGTCTGATTGGGCGAGTACGGGACCGCATTGAGGCCAGAGTCGAAGAGCGAATCGGCGGGCTGAAGGAAACGCTCAGTGGCATGATTGGCCTGCCGACGTTTTTGGGCGGGACCGGCTTAGGGCTGGGTGGCATCGCTCTGATTGTGGCTGCGATCGCATTGCTTAGGCGCGGCGCGTCGAATGCGGCGCTGGGTCAGCAGACCACGACCCAGTGGCTAGCTAGCAAGACGAGCAACCCCTACGACGACATGGCGGCTGACTTCCTGGCCGAGAAGATTCTATCGCGGGTTGGCGACGTGTTGCCGAGCGTACAGCGGCGTAAGGCGGCGGCAACGAAGACGGCGAAGAAATAGGAGCCGTAGCATGACGCAAGCCGACTTCAACCGTTTGCATGAACGCATGGACCAAATACTTGGGATCGTGCAGGCGCTAGAGCGGGAGTCATCCAGCCGGTTGACGACACTGGAGACGCAGAGGGTGGCTTGTCGCGTGGACGTACAGCGGATGCACGAATGCCTATTCGGCAACGGCAAGCCGGGACTGGTGGCGGAACTCCGTGAGATGCGGACGTTGAGCAGCCTCAAGAGCAAGTGGTTCTGGATGCTCGCCACCGCCATCCCTGCCACGGCGAGCGGGCTGTTGGGTGCGATCTTCGGGGCCGTGGCAGCGAGGGTGTTCTGATGACCCTCACCATTCTGACCGACTGAAACAACGAGACTGGGAGTAGAACATAATGGCCGACAGCCAAGTAAAAGACCTGACCGCCCTAACCGCACCCGCGATGACGGACCTAGTGTACGTGCAGGCCGACCCGAGCGGCACACCCGTTGACCGCAAGGTGACGATAGGGAACCTTCGTGGCTGCATATCGTCCAACACAACGCTCTACGTCTCACCGTCGGGCAATGACACGACCGGCGACGGTTCGAGCGGTACACCGTGGCGAACCGTCACCAAGGCACTGGCTTACCTCAAGGACAAGTGGATTAACACCGATGTCACGGTGACGATTTCACTTGCAGACGGCAACAACGGGGACCACGTATACACGAGTGAGATTGCACCAACGCATCCGTGCGGAAGCCAAATCACCATCAAGGGCGCGAATACTCACAGCAAGTCCATGACGAGCGTACAGAGTTCGTCGGGCTCAGCGGG